TGAGTTTACAAATACGTCGGTTGTCAATGCTTGCATATCTGCCATGGTTACCGATACTTTATCTCCATTTCTACTTACAGCAGGCATTAGTCATTCAACCTTATCTGGGTACCCTTGACAAATACCTGCCCGGCAGATGTAATTGTTATAGGACCTGCTGTAGTGGTAATTGTTACACTATCAGTAGCATTGATAGTCATGTTCTTACATGCTACTCTGAAGTCACCTTCCAAGTTGAACTCTATATTCTTTCCTGTAAGTGACCAATCATCACTCAAGATCTCTGCTTTTGTTCCACCGTAGTTGATGACGGTTTCCCCGCCGATTGCTTCATATTTGTTATTTGTTAAACCTAAGACATAGTCACCGTTTACTGATTCAATTCTGTCTTTCTCGGTATGTACTTGTCTTACACCACCTACACCATCTATCAAATCACCACCAACACCTGTAGTCTTGTCTAGAGCTACAGCCTCAAGTGATGACTTATCCACATTGAAACAATATGTACCACCGATCTTTATGTCAGCATGAGAATCAATTGTCTGAGAGAATGTATCCTTGAAGTAATTGTAGACCTTTTCTACTACAGTATGTACCCAGCGGCCGGTCTTCTCTATTTCTACATACGTACCAGTTGTATGAGCAACTTTCAGACTTTCATTATCGGGAGCATCATTGATATGAAACTCATGACCACTTCTAGTGACGGTTGCTTGGTTATATGGATACTCAGTTGCAAACGTTGATTCTGGGTGTCTACGGTTAGTTGGATCTGTTGTTCCTGACATATTATAAACTCCTGAACGCGTTTTCCATTTGCGCCCTTCTCACTGCCAATAGAGATTGGGCTTGTGTAAATCTATCTACTGATCTTTGTATTGCTTGAGTATTAGGAAGCACTGAGATTGATAGTCTAGCATTGAACAAACCGGTTACAGAAGAATATATTCTAGGAGCTAGAACTGCAGTTGCAGCAAGGATCTGAAGTGGATTTCCACCTCCAATGACTCGGGTTAGAGCAGATATTTGACCTATACCGGTTGCTCTAACTAAAGTATCTTGTAAACTTGATGTATTCAATCGTCCTGTGGTTATTAATCCATACAGACTGGCTTGAGTTGCTCTACTTACATCATAGCTACTATGTTGAGTTGCTGATGTGTAGTTAGGTTGGCCGTTCCTAAGAGTAAACACCGGATCTCTAGTACCCGATGCATCTGTCCATCTTATATATCCAGGATATGGATCACTATCATATGAGTAATAGTTTTGCGTATAGCCTGCAGGTGCATCGACTACCAACGATATAGGCTTGAACAATACAGTCGGTGCTCTAGAAAGTATCTCTTGCTTAGCATAACCTAGTCTATTTCTGATTGTTTGTACAGAGTCAGCACCGCGAGAAATAGCAGTCTGGATATTTGCAACTGATCTTGCAAGAGCCTGTGTACCGGTCGCCATTGAATTCAATGCCGCTGGAGCGGCGCAGATTCCACCGGTCAAGATTGCATCAAGAGCTGCCTTGAAGTTGGCCAATGCAGCTGCAGCTAAACTGATAGCTCTGAGTACCGCATTGATACCAAGAAGTTCCATAAGATCAAGTAGTACTCTTATAAGAGCGTCTACTATCATATTGATAAATCCTGCAGCAATAGATCCCAAGTCGATTGTGAGGCTTATTGTTGTTGCAGCAGGAACAAAACACTTGAGGGACGATATCGTACCATTTGGATCTACTTGCTTTATTATGGATAAAACATCTGACTCATTAGCACTTGCTGATGCGGTGGTTGCTGCATTTGCAAACTGCATCCCATTCTCAACTTCAGTTGTAATAACAGCACCGGTATTTGCAGTTACAATGTCAATATTAAGTGTGCCTGAATCTATTGAATTGATTGTCAGTCTGTCTGCATTAAGACTTGTGTAAGCATTAAAAACACTGTTTTGTGTAGCACCAGGAATACTACCTGCAGCTGTATTTATTGCAGGTGCACCACCTTCAGTCTGGCCCGAGATTGGAATTCCAGCTCTACCGACCGACCCCATAACAATAGGGTATTGTTGATCACGGTCGAGCCAATATCCCATAACACGAGAACCGACTACAAGTCCTACAGGTGCGGTACCAATTCGACCTCTAGCGGCAGAAGTAACCGGTTGAATTACTTGTGCCCATGGTAGATCTGAATCTGGTATGTTAACAGTATCATCATGGCGCCCAAGTACTCGGAGCTGCACCCTACCAGATTGGTGAGGGTCCATCACGTTAGTTACAGTGCCGATCCAGATGCTTACATTAGATCCAAAGTTTGTTTCAGTCATCAGAAAGAATCCTCATAACGACCCTTAACTCCTTCTACAACACACGTGTATCTAGGCCTATCCGAAGCCAATCCTATCTTGTGATGCAGTCGTGTAATGAGTACTTTACCAGAAATAAGTGGATCTTCAGCAGTTTGGCCAGTAAATGAACTTCTGTTGGGTAACTCACAGTTGATTGTGACACCTGCAGTTAGTACTGTATCACCTATAACTCTAATCTTGATCGAGTTCTGCATCATAAGAGCAATCAATGCTTGAGTATCTGGTGTTGATTCGGGAATAAATGTTTCAGGTCTTTGTGATATATCAACTGGAATCATCGATTGTTGTGGTAAGTCGGATCGGAAGTACTTATTTCTGAATGCCGTTGAATTCATAGTACCTGAACCACCAACTGCAGTAAAGGCCGAATCGTTTGTGTCTATATTTTGTGCTTGATAGTCCCACGTAGTAAAATTAAATGTGGAGACTCTTCGTGGACCGCCGTATGTTATTCTGTCTATAGAGCTGAACTGATTTGGAACTTTGAATGCTATAATGTTGTCATCGCCTCTAGCATAGATTGTAGTATTAATAGCATCCGACATCTGAAAGTCTTTAATAGGATCTGATGCAAATAGCTTCTCTATGGTTACAAAGTTAAATGTTTGCTCTTCATTCTTTCTGTTCTCAAAGTATACATAAAATGAAGATCTTTGCTCAGCAGACACAGATCTTTTCTTGATCAAGTTTATTGCTTCATATGGATTCCTATTTGGAATCAGAATCTTTTGGGATGCTTTAGTATTTTCCAATTCTAAAGGCTTGGAACTTTTTAGATAGTTGGTGTGGATATCCTGGACCATCTCTGAACAAAGTTGATTATAGCTTTTCTGAACAAAGTTGGTCTTTGCATACATGGCTTCTTCAGATACACACTTTAGTGTATATGACTTACCCTTTTGGGATCCAACATTTTCCAATTCGGATAGCTCGTGTAGAGCAAATTGATATTGAGCTCTTTGAGAGCCCATCACATAGATCTCAAATACAACCGTTTCATCACCGACTAGTGTGACTTGTCCAAGCAGATCATTCATGTCGATCACTTGGATGTCACACACTATTCCAGGAGTAAATATGCTTTCGTATATTGAAGCGCCGTTGAACGAAGATGCCAGATCTATAGTTCCTCGATCTGAAGATATAGTCAGATTGACTACCTCAACATCACCCGGTCTGTAATTATTTCTTGTCATATTATTTCAATAGATCTTTCAACTGTCTAGCTACCTTAGGCGCAAATTGACTCTTAAGTACTGTGATAGACTTATTTTGTTCGTTCACCGAATTTTCATGATCATAGTATGTTACAGGACTCCAATAAGATGACTCTATAGATGGTATATTGGTTGCAACCGTATTGGCTGTTGTGAACACAGTATTTGTATTGCTTTCTCTACCGTATAGGTAGCTTGAGCCTGAAATAGTTCCTGTAGTCACAATACCACTTAGGCTCTGCAATATGACTGTAGTGGTATTTGCAAATGCTACTTGACCGGTACCAGTCTGAGTCGGACCGAACGTTATATTGACTACTTCGTCAGTTGCAAATCCAGCGCCGTTAGCAACAGAGTATTTCGAAATAGCATTTGTCTTTACTTTCCATTCAGTCCTTTGTCTAGTATATTCTCTAGGTGAGGCCGTAATCATACCATTGATAGGAACGGGCTCATAGAATTTCTGTAGACTGTAGTTCAGAACATTATAAGCATCGGCGGAAATAGACGGACTTGGATCTGAATACCAGTTGTTGGTGTAGTGTTTAATTTTGGTCATTGCAACTGCTAGAGAGCCATACTTTTTTACTATGAATTCATTGAAGGTAGTTTGATCCAAATACCAATCATAGTAAGGATCAACTACTTTATTTGCCATGTATAAAGTCCAAGCCATATACTGATCGCTGTAGTACCTATTAGCAATCATATCCGGGCGTTCACCGGGAGCTACATCGTATGGATAGTAGAACAAGGGATTGTTATACACAGAAGTAAGAAATACGGTCCGCTGAGTAATATTCTTAGCAATCGTATTTGCATACTGTATAGTTTGAAACTTTTCGAAATATCTTTCTACCATTTAATCAGAATCCGTTATAGGTTACTGTTGCGGTCTTGAAGTTTCAAAATCTGCTTTAGTCCAGATTTCAATTTCTTGTACTTTAATAGTAAATTGTACTGCAGTTGGAGCTAGTGATGTTCTATAAAACGAAGGCTGATTTGGCGCAAAATTGACTGTTATGCTATCGACCACACAGGGTTTAAACTTATATAGATATGTATCAGTTGGTCTAAAGTTTATCTCTAGTATTTCTGGATATGAAAAGAATACACCACCCAAATTTGATATACCAGGCAAAGAGTGATATCTAAATGTTTGCACAATATTGTTTATGACTTCAGATTCGGCCCGAGATTTTGGTATAAAGATCCAACTAAATTGGTGACTTCTAAAATTTGGTGACTTAAAGAGAACTGCTTGGAAAGGATTGGTAGTAATACCGGTAAGTACCGATACACCACGAGTAACTTCAGATATAGCACCTTCAATTGTACCAACAGGAATTCCTGCCGCGCCTGCAATTACACCTGCTATAGCACCTGGAGCTGCTCCAGCTCCTACTCCAGCCGCAGCAATTAGAGGAGCACGTGCAATATTTGCAACAGTACCTGTTCCGGCCGCACCTATTGCTTCAACAATCGATCCCATAACGGATCCTAAATTTTCATTTGCATATTGAATATCAGTTTGTTCAACTAAATTTGAAGGTATGGGTAGATTAATCTTCATCACTTCATTATAGAAAGGTCGATCATATATTGACCTTCTGGTATATTCTTTGAACTGCATACTGATATATGGTACGTCTGACTTTAAGTCACTAGGAAACTTTAAATTTTGCTGAAAAGCCCCCGCTAAAGTTGCTTGTTCGTCAAAAAGTGCAACGGCATCACCAACGGCAGCTAAACTTGCAATTGCAGGAGCTGCTCTTAAAGCATTACCTAGAAAACGTCTAACACTCATTTGAACTCTCTATAAATACTATTGCTTGAGTCTATTTATCCATGGAACCTAAGATGCCGAAGTACAATCAGGGCTTCTTTAAACCAAAGAACCCGACCAAATATAAGGGCGATCCTACAAGTATAGTCTATAGATCCGGTTGGGAACTCAGACTAATGTCTCATTTCGACATGCATTCAGATGTAATTTGGTGGTCGTCAGAAGAGAAGATCATCCCCTATAGATCCCCTGCTGACAACAAAATACACAGATACTTCCCTGACTTTCTTATACATATAAAGACCAAAGAAGGTAAGAACGAAACCGTATTGGTTGAAGTCAAGCCCAAGGCTCAAACTCAGCCACCGAAGCAGAAAGAAAGAAGCAAGAGGTATTTGACTGAGGTAGTAACTTGGGGAGTCAATCAAGCAAAATGGAAAGCGGCCGAAGAGTTCTGTAAGGATCGTGGATGGCAATTTAAAATTCTCACAGAAGATCACATCTATGGTCCAAAGAATAAATAACTAATAAAGAGAGAAAGAACTTTGGCTAGCTATATTTTTCAGAAAATTGCAAAGTTTGGTCGAGCTGACGGTATAGACCAGACAGTTAGGCAAAGAGATGCACGAACTTGGTTTCGTGAAAAAGCAAGTGCAGTTAGGTCCGTCAACCGCAACCGATTGATGCAAGATCCGGATGCGGATAATCTTGAGACTAAGATTGATCAAGAGTCAATCGGCAACATGTACTCTTTCTTTTATGACCCAAAGAACAAAAAGACCCTGCCATACTACGATATGTTTCCACTTGTCTTTATAATTGGGCCAAAGCCTGGTGGGTTTTTGGGTATCAATCTACATTACTTGCCACCGGTACTTCGAGCAAAGCTCATGGATCAACTTTATGCAATCACCAATAATAAGAAATATGACAATAGTACTAAGTTGATTGTGAGCTATAAGTTATTGAGTGGTGCTGCTAGGTATCGCTATTTTGAACCTTGTG